TTTTTCTTGCAATCATAGCCTTTTCCCATTGTTCTTTTCCGTTGAGATTTTTCAGCTTGTTAATGTGATGAATTTCCAATGGAATATTTGTAGCTCCACAGAGTTCACATTGTTTTGCACGTAACCTATCCTCTAATGCGTTGCTATTTGTATAATGAATGTGATGCTTAATTGTGTCTGCATTATGATAAACAGCACCTTTTTTCAGGTCAGAGAATCTTACTATCATTATTCGTTTTTTACCGTCTTTAGTTTCATAGGGAATTCCCCACGAATGTCCAAACTTGTACATTTTCT